TTCGTCAAAGGTATCGCTACCAAAAGCGTCATACAACCCAGGGACATCATGAGGGCTGAATAAACTAATAGTACTGTTCTGGATAAATCGCTCATAAAAAATCTTACTTAGTTGGATACTGTAGTCGAGCTTTCTGACTCGGTTGTCTTCTGTTCCTTTGTTGTTTTTGAGAACAAGGATGTCTTGAATTTCTTGATGCCAGATCGGAAAGTGGACAGTAGCTGAACCGCCTCTGATCCCGTTTTGAGTGCAGCATCTGACAGTTGATTCAAGTTTTTTAAGGAAGGGGATGACACCTGTGTGTTGAACTTCTCCACCACGGATTTTAGCGTTGATCCCTCTGATTCTTCCTGCGTTAATACCGATACCAGCCCTCTGTGCGACGTACTTGCCAATAGCCATATCACCGCTAAAGATACTATCGAGGGTGTCATCAAGATCAACCAGAACACAAGATGCAAATTGACGAATGGGTGTTCTGACACCTGCCATGACTGGCGTTGGGATGTTGATTTTGTGCTTGCTGATTGCGTCATAATACTTTTTAATGTAATCTAATCTATAAAACTTATCGTCATCTTGAAAGAGAGTAGCAGCAATCATGATGTACATGAACTGTGGAGTCTCATAGATCTCTCCACTACTTCTATCTTGTACAAGATACTTGTCACATACCTGACGCATACCTGCATAGGTAAAGAGATAATCTCTATCGTGATCGATGTAACTATTTAATACACCCCACTCTTCATCAGAAAACTTCTGTAGTATTTCACTGTCATAAACCTTAAGGTTTATACATTTTTTTACATGATCCTTAAGAATAGGATGGTTGTCAGGATGACCTTTGTATACTGACTTCCTTAATCCAAACAAAAGAAGTCTAGCAGCAACGAATTGATAGTTAGGATTGTCTAACGTAATCAAATCATTAGCAGAACGAATAAGAATCTCTTGAATATCAGAGGTCTCTATTCCATCAAAGAACTGAAGACCAGAATTCATTTCAACTGCTGACTCAGACACACCTGCAAGACCCTTGCAAGCATGCTCAACAATATGATGAACCCTTTCTAAATCTAGAGAAGCGGTGTCACCATTTCTTTTCTTAACGCTAATCGTCATACCTTTTTCCATTCGGTTAATTTAACTTTTGCCTCTAGTCCTTGGTACGTGTTTAATTGTACCAGAGATTGAACATCGTGTCCAGCTATTACCATGTCATTTATGTCCTTTTCCTTTATATTATTTGGCCATATCACTACCTTTTCTCCTCTGTCAATTGATCTGGAGATACGGTTGACGATTTCTCTATTACGAGGTTCGTTATCATAAACCCAAACACAATTGCTCCAACCAAACGTCCGACTATCAACATCAGACCCAGCCATCGCAATGGAATTATCCAAGAGGGTCGAATCAAACGGTCCCTCAACGATGTGAATTGTTTTTTTAGTGTTGATTCTGTCAAGTCCATAAATTTTGGGTTTGTTTTCATCCAACATGACAGTTATATAACGTAACTTATCCTTTGGATTTAATGCACGACCTTGGAATCCGAACCACTCACCGTCCTTATCTATAAAGGGGATGATAATCCTTGGATGATCCTTAGTTATGTTTGTGAAGGTAGGCTTCTGGGTGTTAACCCATGTACAAAACTTCTCAGCATAATAAAATAACGAGGGATCTAACCCTCGTTTTGTGATGTACTTATGAGCAACGTGTTCAATATTTAGACTAGAAATTCTTTTAAGATTTCCAACCTTTTTAAACACTGGTTTCTCAAATTTTGGTTTCGGAACATAAGATCCTTTACCAGTTGTACCCTTCTTATATCTCTCCATGATATACTCATCATAGAGATCTGGTGCCTGGTCTTTCAAGAAGTTTGGTAGAGTTCTGCCTACTCCACAGTTATGGCATTTGAATACCATGTCTGCTTTTGCACGAAAAAAATACCCCCTTGCCTTGTTCCTATGTTTCTGTGAATCACCACAGTAGGGGCAACGGAAGTTATATAAATCTGACTTCTTCCTAACAAACTTATCAAGTCTGCCAGATAAAAGCATTACATATTGAGCATCAACAAACTCAGACAACTTGAGAGACTTTGGGAGTCTCTATCATACTAGACGAGGGTGAGTCTGTCAAGTTCTTGATGAATCTTTGGCCTGGTATACTAACAAGGAAAGATATAACAGCAAGACCACCAAAAATAGACCACATTTTCTTTTCCATGACTCTGAGGCGGTCATCAACCTTTCGTATATCTCTTTCACATCCTTTCTTTATTAATTCGGTTTCTCTTTCTACTAATCTACGATTACTATCTAACTTCTCAAACAATACATTATCAATTTGATCTTGCTTGTCTAACTTTTCATTATGAACAGCAAGAAGTTGCCCCATCTTTACAGAATTTTCCTGCAGAGATTGGACAACTTTTTCCAGTCGCTCAATGATAGCTGTATTAACACCTTCGGCCATGACTAACTATCCGCTTCTCCCTTCACACCACCGACTCTAGCTTTCTTTTTCATGTCTTGAACTTTAGATTGAAGTTGCTTTTGTAATGCCATCTTCTTAATCATTACCTTTTTCTTTTCAAGAGCAGTCTTCTGCTGTACTATTGCCTGTTGTTGCTTTTGTTCGTCAGACTCGTTAACATTTTTCATGTGCTTACTCCTTTTATTCATAAAGAACTTACCAGCTTCGCCAGGCATAATTCTTTCGACAGAAATATCCCCACGGTATCTATAATTAACAAGCAAACGTAATTTCTGTCTGAGTTCAGCAGGATTGTTTGCATATATGATGGTATCTATACCACCTTTAGGGATCTTAACCCTGTATTGAAAGAGTCTAGACCTACCACCAGGAACTTGACGATCAACGACAATAGGTCTATCGATCTCATTATCCTCCTTCATCTTTTTCTTACGCTTCTGCACCTTCTTCTTGAAGTTCATGATGGGATCGATACCAGCATTAGGACCAGTAGCTGCAGCCTTGTGACTAAACCCTGCCCCTCCAGCAGTACCAGTTGTCATCATTTCTTCGTTCATATTCTTTTTAACTCTTCTTGAATATCAGGATCCAATTCCAATTCAGGAAGCATCCCTATAGGATATTTATTAAGATAAGAAAGTATAGTTTTTAAAATACACCAGTACTCTCTTTCTAATTTGTAAAAGAGTAATGGTGTTGCTGCTTCACCAAAAACATTATAAAGAATAATTAGATGATTTATAATCAAATGTATCCTTAATTGACCACCCCTAACGTAACGTTTAAGTAAACGTTTGAGATATTTAAATCGTTTAAGGTCTTCATCAAAATCCTCACGTGTAACACAGTGAGGATTTTCATAATGTTTTATGGCGAACAGAATGTAAGTGTCTTCATTCAGTTCGTCAAATTTCATATGTTATTATGTCGTAGTAATTGTCTTAGTAGAACCAGAACCACCTGCACCAATTGTATCACCTAGAACGAACACTTTGTCAGATGCTGTGTTTGTACCAGCGTCCTTGATTGTTCCAGAGATTGTTTGAGCACCGATTGTATGTACCTTACTTGCTGCAGCACATGTAAAGTCAAATTCAACACGGTTTGTTCCTGTTCCTCTAGCATATGTAGCAGTAATAGAAGCACTATCTGTTGTATTAGTAACAACTAGTGTTGCTCCAGCAGTAACATCTACCTTCTCGTTGTAGATAACAACAACAGTTCCAGTTGCTGCAGCTTCATATGTTGTACCCTCAAAGAATACTGCAGAGATATCTGCATTACCGAGAGTGTCAGTTCCACGACCACCAGCTCCGACTAGACCATCGACTGCAACTAGAACTTCATCCCAGTACTTAGTCTGATCTCCTTTCTTATAGTGTCTAAGAACCCAACCTTCTGCTGTAGCAAAAATGTTTGAGGGGTCTACAGCACCACCCTGTACAGCCCACTTAGGCTTAGCTTCATTAGCATCTGTGACTCCCCAAAGTGCCATGTTTATACTCCTACAATTGTTCGATTACCTGTCATTATTTATAAGAATAATGGGTTCAGCAATCACATAAATTTGGATGTTCACCTGTTGCACACCATGATGCAGGGTCTGCTACCTCATTACATTCATATTCATCTGGGACACCTGGCCAAGACCAATCTATTGCTCCCATACCACCTGAAGGATCGCATCCCACTAATAATGGTGTGAGTAATAGTAAAGATAATTTTCTCATAGAGTTACTTTCTTTTCTGCGTAGTATTTCTCGGCTGCTGTAACATAATCACCTATCATATGATCTGCTACACCATCGAATCTAGTATCCTTAGCATCTTTCAGTTTAATAACTGGATGAGTATGTACATATCCAGCAAGCCAAGGTGGTGTGCCAGGTACTATATCATCACCATGTACGAAACGTAAATGCTCCATGTCTTTGATTCTTCTTCTCAACTTACGTCCACCTGGTCTAGGTGAACCAGCAGTAACCAATGCAACATTCTTGTTGCCAGATTCCCATAGCAAATCTGCAATCAATGTAGCAGTAGCACCACCAAGGGAGTGTCCAGCTATCACTAATTTTCTTTTTGGATCTAAACCTTCGTATGCTACCACTAGTTCTGCTAGTGTTCTATTAGCATTGTTTTTAAATCCTCTGTGGCAATCATCTCTCTTGATTAAAAATTTAAGATTAGTTACCCAGTCTGTAGTCTCATTGGTTCCTTCAACAGCAAGTATGGTATGACCTTCTATCTTCCTACTAACAAGATAATCTTGCTTGTGTGGATAGACATCACGACAACATCTTAATGCTTCAAGTACCACCTCTTTTGAAAGTGTCATTGAATTGTATACAACTGTATTATATATCCCTAGTCGTATACTTTTCTACCTTTAACAACTCTTCCAGACCCCTTCTTATCATAAAATTTAATACCCTTCTTCTTTATATCAACAAATAACTTATCTTTTTCTTTTCTATCGGAGATTTTCTTTGCCAACCTTTCTTGTGTCTTCTCCTTATCCTTCATGAAATCTTTGTAACTACTAACTTCATTTAAAGAAGTACCCTTTGGTGTATGTTCTGCTGCTAATGCTGCATAGGGAACTGCTTTTCTATTCTTAATTTTCTTTTTCTCTACTGCATCTTTATGGCGTTTTAAACCTTTCACAATTTCTTTACCAACACCTTCTGATACACCAGCACCCTTAGACATCGATGCTCTTAATGCTATGTCAGTGTACCCACTTTTCTTAGCATCTTTCTTCAACCATTTCCTAGCCTTTTCGTTTTCTTTCGCACGTTTCTCTAGAGCATTCTCCTCATTGGTATGAGCAAATGCTTTCTTCATAGCAGACAACCGAAGGTGAGGGGGAAGTCCCTCTACCTTCTTCTTCTTTTTCTTTAGTAGGTCGGAACCCTTGATATGTTCTATCTCAGGTTTCCAATCTTCGTTAAGTGCCACTTGTATCCCTCATAAGTTTTTCAGCATCTTTCTTTGACTGACGACGTTTTGCAATCGTATCTGCTGGTGAAAATTTCCTATCACCAATCTGTCTCTTACCTTTCTCACCCTTAACCTTCTTACGTTGACCTTCAGGTTTACCTGTCTCTCTACGAATCATATTACGAACCGCAAGGAGTGCGAGATCCTTACGGTTACCACCCTTTTTTACAGGGGAACCCTCTCTCTTATTAATTGAACCAGTTGCTTTACCAGTCTCTTTACCATACCTATTCAGTTCATCAATAGTCTCTTCACTGACAGCCTTCTTAACCTTACCAGCAAATTTAAGAGTGCCACTAACACCTTTCTTAAATCCTTTTGCGAATTCCTTTACACGCTTCTCTGGTACTTTACCTGCTGCTCTTGCTTTGTTGTGTCTCTCAACACCCTTCTTAACAGCATCACCTACCTTACCTAACAATCCTTTCTTGGAAGTTGGTTTCTGAGGTTGAGTTTTCTTAGCAGTCTTAACTGCCTTCTCTACCTTCTTAACTGTCGCTGCTTTCTTCTCAGGTTTTGCTGCTGGTTTCCTTACGGTAGCCTTAGCAACTGGTTTTGCTTTCTTCTTAGCAGGTGCTTTCTCTTTATAGTTGGTACTATCTTCAGTCTCACCAGATCTTTTAGCATAAGACTTAGCATACTCACCCTTACCTGCTTTCTTCTTAGCAGCATCAGCAGCATCTACCTTTGCTTTTACCTTCTCATATGAAGGTGCTTTAACAGATGCTTTTCTTGCTGACCTCTCTTCATTCAATTCTTCAATAGGATCAATAACAAACTCGACAAAATCTTCTAGACCGACTTCATTAATTATATTGTCTAGACCATCTTCATTAATACCTTCTGCATAGAAGTACTCAGCAGCAACTTCTACACTAGCATTAACCCACTCTTCAGTTAAATCGACAGACTCACATACTTCAGGTTCATCCTTGTCAATAGGTCTACTCTTACGCTTTTTCTCAGTAAGTTCTTTCTGGGAAGGATTGATTTTGACTTTCGTCTTCTTCCTCTCGCTTAATTCTTTAAAGGTTAACATTACTCCTCCTCTAAATCTAGGATAGCTTTAATTTCTTCATCACTGAATAGACCAGACTCCACCAAGTCATCAATGATTTCTGTCTCTTCTCTATTAAGTCTCTTGTTAGCTTGTGCTTTGTATAGTCTTGATGCTTGTGCAGATTTCTTAGCAGCACCTTCCTTGTCTCCAGCAGCAGCGAGTTTACCACGCTTCTTATCTGCTTCCTTAGAAGCTTTAAGTGCTAGGTCAGGAGAGATTTCGTTAACAATCTCTACTTCTTCCTTTTGATTTTTCTTCTTCTCTTTCTTTTCTCTATCACTAATCTTACCATCAACATCACTTTTCTCATACCACTTACCGTCACCATCATCGTCTTGCCAACGCTTTGGTTTCTCGTCATCTTCTTTTTTCTTCTTCTCTACGATTGCCTGATATGCATCAGTCATATCTGGAAGAGGTGATCTGTTGGTGTCTAACATGTTATTGTGAAGTCTTGTCCTTTTTATTTATCTTCTTTATAAACTCTCCTGGAGTTAATCTCTTCATATAATTAGTAAGTTTATCAGTACCCATTTCACCTGCTGGTGTGAAATCGAATCCCTTAAGATCGTTTTGCTCTACCAAATCCTTTAACCATGAACGAAATATGTTTTCATTCTCATCAACACTGATAACATAATTGCTACCACGACTGACAATTTTAGATACAATTCCTGTGTTAACATTCTCAACAATAGTTCCTACCTTAAAGATAGTACCTTCAAAATATGCTTCTCTTAAAGACTTCTCATCTAACTTAGGTGCTATCTCATACAAAATATAAGAAGCTTCATTGAAATCTTCCTGTACTTCTACAGACATCTTTGATTGTAAAGCAGAGAACAATGCTTCACAATCTTTTGGCTTCATTGCTTTAGGACAACCCTTTTTAAATCCATCATAGTCATCATCAACTGCTGCCTTACGCTGTTTAGATGCAGACATACCTGAAACATCATCGGAATCAGGGTCTCTCTCACCAGCAGAAACAACATTAATTGTTTCAAAATTATATGCCTTACCGTTATACTTGTTGGCTAACGAATTGAACTCAGATACCCTATCACCACCCACGACGATGTTAATAGAGCTAAACCCTTCAGAATCAAGGGTACTGAGGACATCGAAAATAGTACGCATGTCAGGAGAATTGATAATCCTGGCACTATGTTCTGGATAAGCCTTCCGCATAAAATTAATCTTCTCCTCTGGGCTGAGGGGGTTCTTCTTAGGATCCTCCGTCCTTGAGGGGTATATTCTATACTCTCCATTTTTACTTGCTGCTTTTACTCTGCGTATCAGAGCCTCGTGTCCAGTAGTAGGTGGATTAAATCTTCCAAATGTAATAGATACCTCGCCTTGATCGACCTTATCCTCGCTACCTCCTTCTTCTTGTCCACTTGACCCCTTCGCAGATGGGACTTGGGATGGGTCTAACTTAACTAACTTCCCACCCTGACTCATGTGAGTTACGTTGCCTCTTACATCGGCATACTTTCCGTAACCTACGTGAGTTAGTTGTAATTTTTCTGCTTGACTCGCAGCTTGAGACCTCGCTGCCTCAGCTAGGAATGAGCTAAACTTCTTCATATGACCAATTTTTATCTAAATTAAAGTTTGCTTTACTAAATTCCCAACGATCTACAATCTTGTATGGATTGTCTGAACATATCACGAACCCCTCATGTTTAGAAGGATCTCCTTTAATAAAACATTCAACATTTCCATTTACCACAATTGCATCTAGTAGACGCTGTTTCAAATTGAGGATCATAAACCACACCTTAAAGGTATAGACATTAACCTCACTCTTATATTTATCATCTAACTCAGAGTACATCTGTTCAGCAGACATATCTTCCCACCAACCCACGCAAACATAACTGTTTATATGCTTAGAAATCTCCATCAAATAATAATTATATCCCTTCTTCTGGACAGGTGCTTTCATCTTCCAAACAGGAATGATGAATGGTATCAAGTGTCTCCATCCTAGTGGTGGCTTGATGTGTGCGTTGTTAGTATCAACAAAGAAACAATCCTCAGTTGATTCTAAGGTAACACCAATCTTTGCCTCCGCTTGAGGAGTAACCTCAGTATACTCTGTGTGAGGTGCAACAACTATCTTCTGCGGAATCTCCTCTGGAAAGAGATACTCAACAGTATTAGGTTGGTACAATCTACCTTTCATACCAACACCTATCCAATCTCCCTGATAGATCTTATCAGTTCTAGGAAGATACTCCAAGCATAACTTAAGAATATCTGCCACTGGTCCGTGATGATTACATACTATATCATCAACAGTATAATTTATTTTAACCTGTCTCTTATTAAAGACTGACTTAGTACCAACAAAGAACTGCCCATTGGCAGGGTTAGTACCCCATACTATAGCAGGTGCTCCATCCCATTTGACTGACAACCTCGTTGCCTTAACCAATTCTTTAAGTGTCTCCCAAACTACCTTCCTTCCGTGCAAAACTGAATCTTCTGGATGACGAAGGTGCTTGTTTGGCATGTGTGTGTCTCGAATACCTCTGTATTATAATCCATTTCAGAGGGTTGTGTGCCAGTAGTGTGCCAGTTCTATATCTGGCTGACCTTATTGAATTTCACCGCAAGGTTAGTAAACTGTCCCATCTTATGATTAGCACCCACCTTATTAGTACGAGCAGTAAAATCCATCTTAACTTTAGTACCATCAACTAATTTGACAGTGAAGGCTTGCTTTCCACCCACCTTTGTTATCTCTGCACTGATTTTTTTAACAGCAGCAACTGCTTCAACAAGAAGATCACTTGCCTTATCCCTTCTTGCTGTATATTGAGTAGCCTTAACAACAACTAAAGGAACATCTTGCTGCTGTTGTGCCACCTTTTCTGTAATCCATGACTTTGCTTTCTCAAAATTCTTTGGATCACCTATAAGTTTAATCAATTCATCTTTAATGATTGCAAGATTCTTATCATACAATTCATTATACTTCTTCTCGGATTCCCTATCTTCTTTTTCAAATACATATGTCTTTAATGCTAGGTCATTCTTACCCCACTTAGACTTATCCTCCTCTTCTATACCAGGTATCTCCATATACTGAGGCCATAATTTATCCTTTATCTTATCATAATCTTTAGACTTATTAAAATAATCAAAGATAGGTTTAACATACGTGTTGAGTTTTGGTTCATTAGTTTTTTCACTACCTGCTTTAAGTGAAACACCTAACCACTTATCATTCATAAACTGTACAAATATATCTCCAGGATGATTACTCATAATGCCTGCAGGTTTAGCACGATAACCCCAAACAACTTTCTTAATCTTGTGCTTTCTATTTACTCCTTGCAACCATCTCAATATATTAATTGCGTTCTTGATCTTCTCCTCAAACTTACCTCTTTCAGCATTAGCAATGAAATCTCTACCTGCTAATGCATCCTTATCATTCACAAAACAATTTAAATCTTTACTCCATGCAGCCTCTATCTTTTGATGGAATTTTTTAACCTCCATCTTTGATACTGCAGTAATCTTTATACCTTTTTCAAATGCTATACATGGATATAATTCTGTTATAGAAGAATTCAAAGTGGTCTGTGACATACCACCCTTAGTTGGTTTATAGATGAAAACATATTTCATCTTATCTTTTGCATTTATAACCGTGCATGCCATCGATGATACAGATAGCTGCTCACGTTTAACTAACCCATTAAACTCTTTCTTCAATGCTTTCTCTACCCGATCACGAGAAGTTTCCCTATCGGTTGTCATAACATTATATTTTACTACAGTCTTTCCAGCTTGTTTTACCTTGACTTGTTCTTCAACATCATCAATGTCCTTAGCATTCCTTTGAAATTCTTGAAGTGCTCTGTTTAATTTAAGTAGATCACTCTCTTGTTTTATTGCCATTAGTCAGACACAGGTCTCCTGAATTATT